GTTCTTTTTAACAACACATCGGGTAATATTACGATTACGCTTTCAATTACTACCGCGTATTTAGGTGGCACAGATGCTGACAAGGCAACGCTTACGCTAGCAACGCGCGGCGTGTGTAATGTGTTATTTATTAGCGGAACTGTTTGCGTTGTATCCGGAAACGTATCATGAGTGGGATTTTACTGATGTCGGTGGGAAGCACATACGCGTCAGCACCCGTTAACACAGTAGCCCCTGCGGTTACGGGCGCGGCAGGCGTAGGCCAAACCTTAACAACAACCAATGGAACGTGGACGGGTTCGCCTGCCCCAACATTTACATATCAATGGCAAAGAGTTACAACCAACATTAGCGGTCAAACCGCCAGCACTTACGTTACCCAAGTAGCCGATATTGGCAGTACGTTGCGTTGCGTCGTCACGGCAACAAACTCGCTTGCTGCGGTAAGTGCAAACTCAAATAGCACAGCAGCAGTGGCACTTATGCCCGGTGACACTTACCAAGGTGGCTTTTTTGCCGGTCAAATTTCAACTGTTACACCCGGCGTAGCTAGCTTCAACTTAGTGATTGGGCCTGTAGCGTCTGCCGAAAATTCAAGTAAACAATGGAAAACTTCAAATACAGGTAGCGATCCCACAGATGTAATTGATGGGCCAGCCAACAGCGCGGCGATGAACAGTGCTGCATATCCTGCGGCACAGTTCTGTGAAGGGCTAAGCATTGGTGGGTTTAGTGACTGGTACATGCCCGCGCAGAATGAGCTTGAGGTTTGCTACTACAATTTAAAACCGACAACAACAAACAATAGCACATCATCTGGCGCAAACGTTAACTCTGTTCCTCAAAGACCTAGTAACTACACCACCGGAACACCAGCACAAACCTCAGCAGCAAATTTCCAAACAGGCGGCGCACAAGCGTTCACAGTACCAGGCCGTTATTGGGTTAGTACTCAGCAAGCTACGAACGCCGCTTTTTTACAGGGCTTTGGTTCCGGTTATCAAATCTACGATTTTAAGACCGCGGTATATTTTGTTCGTGCCGTCCGCAGAGTTGCAGCCTAAGGAACAAATATGAAATACATTTGCGTAACCGAAATTGATGCAGTAACCAAAATAGTCTGCACAGCCGAGCCACAGCGTACAGGCCCATCAATGCCTGATGTTAAGGGTTGGATTCATATTTGGCATGACAAATCAACATGGCCTGTAGAAGTTGCGTCCGATGGTACATACCTGAGAGCGCCAAGATACTACGGAACTTGTGATGATGATGCCGACACGACCATTGCTGGCGTTCTGCAAGTCCTGACTGAGGCAGAGTACACCACCCTCAGAACCGCAGAGCATGAAGCCCGTAGACCCTATCCATCATGGATTGGCTACTTGGACACAATGACTTGGGCTGCGCCTGTAGCAAGACCCGCTGATGCTGTTATCAATGGCGGCAATGCGCGTTACCAGTGGGATGAAACGACAGTCAATTGGATTCCACAAGCCGCCCCAGCATGAAAGAGTTTTTTTTCATCAGTGGTTTGCCAAGGTCAGGCTCAACCTTACTGTCGGCTATCTTGCGTCAGAACCCTGAGTTCTACGCAGACATTTCATCACCCTTGCAAGGCTTGGTTACATCGACCATCAATGTCATCACGGGCAATGAGAGCAACCACCTGATAGATGAAGACAGACGCAAGCACATCCTGAAGTCCATCTTCAATGCGTTCTACGAAGCCGTCACGCCAAACACTGTGTTCGACACCAGCAGGGGCTGGACTGCCAAGACATCACTCCTCAAAGATCTCTACCCACAAACCAAGATCATCTGCTGTGTGCGTGACTTGCCTTGGATACTTGACAGCTTTGAGCGTATTTCGGCCAAGAACTCCCTGTACGGCGCAACCTTGACAGATGATGAATCCAACCAAACGGTTACGACACGCTGCGATGCTCTGATGGACGTAAAAAAGGCTGGCCAAGTAGTCAAGCCCTATTACTTTTTGGAAGAAGGCTTGCTGCTAAATCCAGACATGATTATGCTGGTTGAGTACGAATCCCTATGCAAGAAGCCTGAGAGCGTAATGCGCGAGTTGTACCAGTTCATCGGCAAGCAATACTTTGACCACGATTTTAAAAATGTCGAGTACGAGAACGAGGTATTTGACAAAGCGTTGAACATGAAAAGCCTGCACACAGTCAGGAAAGAAGTGACTTGGCAAGAGCGCCCGTCTATACTTCCTAAGTCTGTTTGGGAAAAATACGCGGGTAAAGACTTCTGGCGCACTCCAGCCCCAGACTTTGCGGTCAAAACTCTGTACAAGGTCAAGTAATGAAAATCCTAATCATGGGCCTGCCCGGTGCGGGTAAGACCACTTTGGCTGTCGCTCTTGCAAGGGAGCTACAGTGCGTTCATTTTAACGCCGATGAAATTCGCAAGGAAATCAACAAAGACCTTGGCTTTAGCGTAGAAGACCGCGTTGAACAGGCGCGTCGTATGGGCGTCCTGTGTGACATTGCCAGCAGGCACGGCGCTCATGTGATTGCTGACTTTGTTTGCCCGACACCAGAGGCGCGAGAAGCCTTTGGCCCTGCGTTTGTTGTTTGGGTTGACCGCATCAAAGAAGGCCGGTTTGAGGACACCAACAAGCTGTTTGTCCCGCCGGTCGATTACAATTTCCGCATCAACGGCGCTTTAGGCGGCATGCAGTACTACGCTGAAGAAATAGCCCAACTTATACAGCCTAAACCCAAGCGTTTGTACTGCGTAGGCTAAGTGCAATAAAAAGGAAATAACATGACCGCCACACTAAGCCCATCACCAAAAATGCAGTTTTTTACGGCTGCGGGTGTTCCTTTGGTTGGGGGAAAATTGTTTACGTACGCCAGCGGAACTACAACTCCTTTAGCTACGTACACGGATAGCACTGGAAATACCACAAACGCAAACCCGGTCATCTTAGACTCGCGCGGTGAAGCAAATGTGTGGTTTGGCCCGTCACGTTACACGTTGTTGCTCAAAGATTCCTTGGATAATTTGATCTGGACTGCGGCGGGAATCAACAGCAGCCCAAGTGTTCAAACTAATACAATAGTTTCTACTGCGGCACAAACAGTGTTTACTGTGCCTGAATACGGCCTTGGTGGCTATCTGATGGTAATCGTAGATGGACTCATCAAAGAGTTTAATTACGACTATACTGAAACCAATACAACGACAATCACTTTTGGTGTCGGCCTTACCGCCGGGCAGCGATTAGTGACCCGAATGCTTTAAACCGTACCGGTGAGGTTCACCGGGAACTCAACAGAGTTAAAAATGACTGAAGAAGTCCAAGCCCTAGCGGAAGTAGACTCCGCGCCAGCAAAGGTTGTGACGGCCACACCTGAAGTTGCAGAAAATTTGCCGGAAGTAGCTGAAAATCAGCCTGTCAAGACATTCTCGCAAGAGGAACTTGATGCTGCTATCGGCAAGCGCCTCGCAAGAGAACAGCGCAAATGGGAACGCGAACAAGTCGCACGGCAAACCGTGCCAGTTGTGTCAAAGGAAATTCCGTCCATCGAAAATTTTGACAGCACCGACGCCTATGCAGAAGCATTGGCCGTTAAAAAAGCTGAAGAACTAATCGCTGCGCGTGATCGCCAGACATATCAGGCCGAAGTCGTAGAGGCATATAACGAACGTGAAGAAAAAGCACGGGATAAGTACGACGACTTTGAAGACGTTGTTTACAACCCCAAGCTGCGAATCACCGACGTTATGGCCGAATCGATTCAATCATCTGACAACGGCCCCGATCTAGCCTACTGGCTTGGATCAAATCCGAAGGAAGCTGAACGCATCGCCCGCCTGTCGCCTATCTTGCAAGCAAAGGAAATCGGAAAGATTGAAGTCAGGTTGGCTGACAATCCTCCGGTAAAGAAATCAACTTCTGCGCCGACGCCTATTAGTCCGGTAACTGCGCGGTCTTCGGGAAGCCCGAGTCATGACACGACTGACCCACGGTCAATCAAAAGCATGACTACATCGGAGTGGATCGAAGCCGAGCGCAACCGCCAGATTCGTAAGTACGAAGCACAACGCAACCGCTAATTTTTTAAAGGACTTCAAATGTCAAACAGCATTCTCACGATCGACATGATCACCCGCAAGGCTCTGGAAATTCTGGAGAACAACCTTGTAATCACCCGCAACGTGAACCGTCAGTACGACGATAGCTTTGCGGTCGAAGGCGCCAAAATTGGCTCCACACTGCGTATCCGTTTGCCTGACCGCGCTCTGGTTACTGACGGCGCCGCCCTGCAAGTTCAGGACGACAACGAGCAGTTCACCACTCTGACTGTTGCCAACCAAAAGCACATCGGCGTCAACTTCACATCTGCTGAATTGACCATGCAATTGGATGACTTCGCAGAGCGTGTTCTCAAGCCGCGTATTTCCCAGTTGGCCTCCAGCATTGATGCTGACGTTGCCAATGCGTACAAAACCATCGGTAACACCGTTGGCACGCCCGGCACTACCCCCGCGACTTCTTTGGTGCTGTTGCAAGCCCAGCAGAAGCTGAACGAGAGCGCCGCTACTATGTCTCCGCGTTACGCTACCGTGAACCCTGCTGCTAACGCTGGCTTGGTTGAAGGCATGAAAGGTCTGTTCAACCCAACAGACACTATCAGCAAGCAATTCAAGAACGGCATGATGGGCACCGGCGTGTTGGGCTTTGAAGAAATCAACATGTCTCAGTCGATCAAGCAGCACCTTACTGGCTCACGTAGCGCCAGCGCTTCTACACTGGTCAAGACCCCCGGCGTTACTTCCGAAGGCGCATCGACCATTCTGTTGGAGCAAGGCTCTGTAAGCACCACCATCAAAGCTGGTGACGTGTTCACAGTCAGTGCTTGCAACGCTGTCAACCCACAGACCCGTGAGTCCACTGGTTCGCTGTTCCAGTTCGTTGCTCTGGCTGACGCCACTGCTTCGTCCGGCACTTGGACTGTGACTGTTGCTCCGATGTACTCGGCCAACCACGCGCTAGCTACTGTAGACGTGCTGCCTGCGACCGGCGCAACTGTGACCTTCGTGGGCGCTGCGTCTACTCAGTACGCTCAGAACTTGGTTTACCACAAGGATGCCATCACGTTCGCCACTGCTGACCTGTTGCTGCCACAAGGCGTTGACATGGCTGCTCGTGCCGTTCACAACGGTATCAGCCTGCGCGTTGTTCGTCAGTACGACATCAACAACGACCGTATGCCTTGCCGTATTGACGTTCTGTACGGCTTCAGCACCATCCGTCCACAAATGGCTTGCCGCATCTGGGGCTAAACCTAATGCCCCTTCGGGGGCGTTTTTTAAATCTTTTTTAAGGAAATTATCATGGCACTCCCTAATGGCGCTGGTGGCTACCAGCTTGGTGACGGCAATATCGGTGAAGCACAACTGTTTGTTCAAGGCGCTCCAACAGCCATAGCTGCTGCCGCAACAATGACGGCTGCTCAACT